ATGTTGATATGTTGGTATATCATCATGCTTTCCAACGGCTGTTGGGCTTGCCGTCCGAAACAACCGACACGAATACCGTCGTTTTCTCTTTTCGCCCGTGTATAATCCTCTCTAATAATGCCCTGCGGACTTTCGCCACCCCGAACGACTCGATACGGAAAGCGAGGGCGGCTATCGTTTCGAGGTTGTAAACCTCCGCGCTGTATCTGTCCGATATGCGGATAATGCGCTTTATGTCATATATACTCAAAACTCCGCTTTTGCAGAGTGCCTTTATCCCTGCCCGAACCGTCGGGGCGATAACCCCGAACAGTTCGCAGATTTCTCGCTCGGTCATGGCGGTTGCGCCTATATCGCTCGGCAGGGAGATATTGCCCTGCCCGTCCATCGTGATAATGTTCCTTTCTTCTTTCATCGGTATTCTGTTCTTAATTAAATGGCTCGGCAGATATTCTTCTCCATATCCTCCAACTTGTGCGACAAGGTTTCCATGTCTTGGCTTATCTTCTGGGCGGTGATTTTGGCGTAAATTTGGGTGGTTTTTATGTTCGTGTGTCCCAAAAGGCGGCTCACCGTTTCGATGGGTACGCCGTGCGACAGAAGTACGGTCGTGGCGTTCGTGTGGCGTGCCACATGGTAGGTCAAACGTACCTTGAAGCCGCATTGTCTGCCTATATCTTTGAGTATCTTGTTGCAGCTTCCGTTACTCGGAACGGGGAAAACATGACCGTCCCTTGCCAGCCCCTTGTACTTTTCGATGATACGCTTGGGAACGTCCAAAAGGCGGATGTTTGATTCGGTGTTGGTCTTCTTTCTTCGGGTGATTATCCACAGGTTGCCGTCGAAGAATGTTTGCAGGCGGTCGACGGTGAGGTTCTTCACGTCCGAATACGCCAAACCCGTGAAAACAGAAAAGACGAACAAGTCCCGTACAAGCTCGTGGGTGGCGTTCTTCATCGGTGCGTCCATGAGCGTCTGTATCTCCGTTTGGGTGAGGTAGCCCCTATCCACGCTTTCGGGAGAGTTGATATATCCGGCAAAGGGATTGAACGGCAAACGCCCGTCGTTCCTTGCAATGGAAACGATGTGTTTCAACACAATCATGTAGCCCCACACGGTATTGGTGCGGCATTTCTTCTCCGTGCGCAGAAAATACTCGAAATCGTTGATGAACGTGAGGTTGAGTTCCTTTAACGGAATATCCTCACGCCTGTAGGTATGGGGCAAAAACTCCCGAATATGGTTGCAGACCGTCCGATAACGGGTAAATGTACCCTGCGCCCTGCTGTGCCCGACTTTCTTCTCAAACTCGGCGTTGTGCTGCTCGAACAGTTTCAGCAAAGTTTCCTGCTTGACGCCGATACCGAGATAGGCGTCTTTGAGTTTGGCGGCGGTAACATAACCGTCCGTCTGCATTAACTCTTGATAGCGGCGGTTTACCTCCACACGGATTTTATCTACCGCAAGGTTGATTTTCTGTGCTTCGACGCTCTTGCCCGAAGCACGGCTGTTCTTCACGTCCCACAACCGTGGGGGAACGTCCATCTTGCAACTGAACTGTTTAATCTCGCCGTCCACCGTGATACGGCACATTAAAGGCAGGTTGCCGTTCGGCTTCTCGCTGCCTTTCTTCACTATCCACCAAGCCGTCATCTTGGATTTGATTGACTGCATGAATAGCATCATTGCGCCAATTGGTAAAATAGGCTTTTGCTTCCGAAGAAAAGTCCAAAATGTCAGGAACTATTTCGCCATCCTCATTTACTATAAAAGGCAAACTCATCACTTTGTTGATGATATTTTCCCACATAGACGAGTATTTGTCAAAAGTGGTAAAAGCGTTTTCTTCATCTTGCCAATCTGATATTTCCTGTGAAGACGGATAAACAAAAATTATTCTATCAATCAACCCATTGTCCTTATAGCCTTTATCTGTAAGTTCGTGCATTCGGGTGGTCTGCATCGTACCTACCATATTTATAAAAGGATGCTCTATGTGAATAGGTATGGGCATACTGCATCTGGAAATGTCTAAAGGTTTTCCGCTGAATGCAGTCAATAACTGTTCAATAAGTTGCCCTTTGCTGTATTGATTCACAGCATTGAACATTCCCATAATTTCATCCACATATACCACAATACCACGCTGGTTGTCATCAAGCGCACGCATTAAAGCTTCTGGGGTAAAGTCGGATATTATGGTTCTTCGCAAAATCGGTTTTTCTGGCAATGGAGTGCAATTTTCCTTCTTCCCTTTGTTGTCCTCTACCATATTATTATATTGCTCCATATCAGACTTGAATTGTTTGACAGCTTTGGCATCATGCTTGCGAATTGGGCGAAAAGCAAAGTCTAACGGGGGAGTTTTGCCCATTCCGGGGCGGCCAACCAATATCATATAGAGGGCAGGATTACTTATCCAGCCACCACGAATACGGATATTGACAGCATTACCGATGGCTGTTGAAATTGCCGCCAAAAGAGAAGCCATCATATATTCAATGGAATAATTCTCTTGTCGTGCCAATGCCAATACCATATCCTGAATTTTAGCAGGAAAAGCATTCAAAGGAATCTTGTCTTCAAGTATCCCTCCAAATTCCATTCTGATTGCATTGCATAAATCGAGTGAATCCATTAGAATCGGTTGTTTCTTTTAGACTTTATGAATCGGGCAGCTTCGTCCTCCAAGTCTTTTTCGGACTTTACCTTGCCATCTCGAAGCCACGCATCAATCTCCGATTTTAGAAACATGATACGTTTACCTCTTTTATGAAATGGGATTTGGTGGCAGCTTGTCCATCCATATACTGTTTGCTCTGCCGGATGACTGGGAATATAATCGCACAACTCCTTTAAGTTCATCCATTGCTCGGTTGGAATACTCGGACTTTGAGTGTTGAGACCGTCAATCTTAGAATCCAGTTCATTCAATTTATCCATCATCCACGACATTGCCTTGGGTAAATCTTCAAAAGTAATGTTCTTTTCACTCATACTGCTATCTGATTTATGTTTGATTTTTCGGCAAAGTAATCGTGATTTAGCATACTGATTTTATGATGGACTGTGTCACATAAAGAAACAGCAGCGAAACAGAAATACCATAAGGAATATGTATTGATTATCAATGCAAATGATGAAAAACGTCAGTAGTAGTTTTTTATGGTAATGTACCCAATCATAAGGAAATCATTAGGTGGTCATAATAACAGCTCATAGGTAAAAACAAAAAGCCACCCACGCAGAATCTACGCAGATGGCTATGCCTATCAAGTGGGACAACACTTTTATTCCGTTTGTGATAAAGCTAATTTGATAGTTTCTGTTGCTTTCTCCTTTTTCTCATCTACAACCTTGGCATACACTTGAGTGGTTCGTACATTGGTATGCCCCAACATTTTGCTAACGGTATAAATGTCCGTTCCTCCAGCCAGTTGAAGGGTAGCGTAGCTGTGCCTAAAGCAATGGAAGGTAATGTGCTTGGTAATTCCGGCAGCTTCAACCCATTTTTTAACAGGGCGATTTATCCATGATGGGTCAGGTAATCCGGCAAACACTAATAATTCTCCTTCTTTTTGCTCTCCGCAAAGATTATATGCTTGCTCTGAAATTGGCATATACTCAACACCTTTTGTCTTTTGTTGCGTAAAGTTCAGCCGATAACCACCATTGAATTGTTCCACCTCCGACCATTTCAATTTCTGAATGTCGCAATGTCGGATTCCTGTTAATGCTGAAAAGAGTGCGGCTCGTTTCAATAATGGGTCACACGGAGTTTGTGCCAGTCGGTTCAACTCTTCTATTGTCAGGTATTCTCTGCGACTCTCCCTTTCCTGAATGCCTTTGACTTTCGCTGCAATATCAATAGTCAGATAGCCATCTATAAAGGCTTGTTTCAATCCTGCCTTGAAAATTGAGAAGTATGTTGATGCTGTATTTTGAGAAATTGTACCTCGTTTAGTACCACCTTGCGGTGCGTTCATTATGAATTGACGGAACGATTCAACCAGCTTTAAGTCTATCTGCGAAAAGAGAATGGTATCACTTTTTGCAAATATCTTCAGTAACTCATGTACTCGCCTCCAATTGACAATAATAGAATCGGAACTATGGGCATGTCTTGTTCGTTGCACATGGTCGAAGTACTCAATAAAATTACTTCGGGAGCGTTCCAACTGCTCCGCCTGTTCTGCATCGGTATCGGCATATAAAGCTGCATTGTCGTATTCCTTTTGTCTTAGGCTTCTGACTTTATCGGCATAGATACATGATTCTTGGTCTAATTGCGACTTGCATTGAATAACACCGTTTAAATCTCGCTTCGGCTTATAAGTAGTTTTGCCTTCGGCATTAGTCCTTGCATTGCGTGATTTATCCCAAATAGGTGTTGTAATGGTACGATTGAGATATTCACGCACTCTTTGTGGCGTATGTTTTCCAGATTGGAATACAGGATAAGATTCCACATAAAGATACCATTCATCACGATATTCAGACTTGCGGAGCTTTACCGACACACGTGTATTAACTAATGCTTTCTTCATCGCTTCATATCCTTGACATAGTAATTACTTTCACTTAGATTGTTTAATCATATTGCATATAGCTTCTGACAAATCTTGATCAGAATTATCTTTCCCCCAAATACTCCAGAAAGGAACTGTTTGACTTGATGGTTTGATTGAAGGTTCATTTATTTTTACTCTAGACGGTAATAATGTAGCATCACCAACAATAATTGCTTCTGCGATGTCAAGCAAAGAAAGATTGTCGGCAATATTACCAAGATTATCTGGTAGTAGTCGTTTAATCACATTTTGATCATCCACATTTGTAAGTCGAAGACTAATAAAATTATTACATTGGCTTAGTACTGTACGATTTACTTCTGAAGGTCTTTGACTGATTATCACAAGACCAACTCCATATTTTCGTCCTTCCTTCGCTATTCGTTCAAAACTTTTCAAACCTATTTCTGCAACAGCATCTTGTGAAATAGATTGCTGAACATATAAGTGTGCTTCATCACATAATAGTGCTATTGGATGACGATGTTCCATTGAACTCCATTGTTGAACAGTAAATACAATTCTTGCCAATAGACCAATTACTAAAGGAAGTACATCTGATGGTACTTCTGACATATCTATAACCTTGACCCCACCATCAGCCTTCATCAGAACTCTGGCGAAATCTTTGAGCCAATTTTGCGATTTTTCTTCTGTTTGTAAACTGAACATAAATCCCATTCTCTTATCTGAAAGTTTATTCTCCAGTCTTTGATTGAACCGTGTTAACTTCCCATTGTATGGGCCTAGCTTTTCAGAACCGGCTCTTGCACCAGGTACCATTTCTTCGTCTTTGGACTTTAGCCGAGTTAACACTGTTTGCAAGTCGTAAGCTACGGGACTATCAACAGTAATCAGATGTTCATATATTGTTCCTTCTACACCTTTTTCTTTTTCGGCAAGAACTTCACGAGAGAATATCATTGCTTGATTTGGTGCATTTTGGTCACTACGATCTAATAACAATGCCTGCATTTCCTCATAATTTAAGAGCCAATAGGGTACCATAAGTATATTGTTGTTGAGTTTTTCAGAGGTAGCCAAATCTCCTGGTGTTGCAATTTTATATTGTTTGATGCCATCTATTTTGAAATCAGTAGAGGAGTATTCTCCGTGGATATCAAACAAAATTGCATTAGAATGTTTTAATTTAGCCATTTGTTCAACAATACATGCAACACAAAAAGATTTACCACTCCCTGTAGAACCCACAATAGCAGCATGTCGTTGAAATAGTTTATCTCCATCCATATATGCTATAGAACTTTCATCCATTGTATATTTCCCTATTGCAAGAGGACTGATGGAAGTCGCTAATTTGTTGGATATTGTTTGCATGAGGTCTGTGAGACGTGTTCCTTCAATCTTATAACATAAGGCACTTATAGATGGAACTGCACTAACGTTTCTTCTGAACACGTTACTTTGCTCTCCAGCTTTGTCCATAAATTCACCCACAAAAACTAACCTAACTTGGTTAAATGCCGAAGAAGTATCTTCTTCATCCTCGTCATCATTCAAAGTCATATCAGTAGCCTTGCGATAGATTTTTACTATCATTGCTATAATGTAACGACCAGATTTCGGACTTTGAATAGCTATAAGTTGATTAATTTGTAACTGGGACAGAACATCGTCAGAATCTATAATGGCTGTTGCCATACCTGTGTCTACACTATTTATTGAGCCTATTGACTCACCTTTATCATATCTTAATACTATACTTTCCATTTTTTATATTTCCATTAATCCTTCTATAGTCCAATATATTTTGTCATCAACAATTATAGAATCACTATTTGTATGAAAAACAGTACCCTTAGCACCATCACTACAAATAGCGATATAATCATATCCTTTATCTATTACATTTTCTTTTATTGAATTTGTAATTTCTTTGGTAACAATCAGTATTTTTGCCTTTCTCTTTTTGGCATATTTAAGCAACATTTCTTGAACATGTTTGTCATTAAAACCATAACCAATACAAACATAGTTTTGGGCACTTTCAAAGATTTTGTCCACAGCTGATAAAAGTTGTCTATGTGGTTCCTCTTGAGTACGTTCGTATTTATTAGTTCCTGGAGTTACGATACATGGTGTAAACCCTAATGGAATATTGACAGAATTGGGGATATTGCAAATGATTCCATCTCTCCTATACCAGTCTAGGGAACCGTGAACTTTCAAGATATTAATAAATCCAGTATAATCAGCCTCCGGCTTTTTAGGATTTAGCATAATATTATCTTTTAACTTTCCCATCAGTCCGTGAGTAAAACCTATATTAATGTAAGCGTCAGTTTGACAAGCTGCATACTCGGCAATCCTATCATAATTGGTTGAGATTACATTTAGCGTTTTATTCGGATCTCCATATATAATATAATCAAATAGTTGTCTTAGATTAATATCTTCTCCACTTATAAACCTTTCATAGACTTTTGCATCGGATTCAATAATAACCTTCCAGACAATATTTACTATATCTGCTTCAACAATTTCAGGAACCTTAACATCCAGCAATGCAGCTTCCAAACCTACACCTGAATCTAAAAGCTTTATGAAATCACTAACGACATCATTAGTAGCTGTATCATAATATGGATTTGATTTAAAGAAGTTTTTTAACTCATTTGCTAAAACACCCATTCCTGGTATGCCATAGGAAACAGATGCTCCACTTCCCAATACAATTACAGGATTGGAACTTCGTATGTTTTGAATATCTTGAAATATGTCTTTCTTTTCCATATTCATTAAAAACATTTATTTGATAAAAATCTCAATTAAAGTACTACGTTGTATGCATTTATGCGAATTTCTATCGTTGTGCAATTACTTAGTTGAGATATTTAATCGATACTCATGTACTAATGCTTTCTTCATCGCTTCACACCTTTATATAGATTATCAATTTCTTTCTTTGGTACATAAACAAAGTTACCTATCTGTCTGGTAGGAATGGAATACTTGCGTATATGAAGGTAAACAGTGCTTTCATTCACAAGAAACTTTTCTGTGATTTCGCCAATAGTATAACAGTCCTTTGGCTCCAGACTATACAGCTTGGCAATAGGCTTTGGCTTTGTGAGAGTTTTCTTTCGGAGAGGATAGAGTTTCATCAATTCTTCTTTTGATAGTAAAGTCTGCCTTTCTCCGGCATTCACACTTGGGATTGTACCCTTACGAATTAAACGATAAAGAGTTTCCTTGCTTATGCCAAACAAAGCGTATGCTTCAGGAACTGTGATATACTCTTTGGACTTGGGTATCTTCTTAACCACTTCGTCCAACCTTTGCAATCTCTGTTCTTCATCCTTACGCCTTTTCCACGCAATCTTGGAACATTTGGGAGTGCAATACCACGATTCAATGGTTTTAGCTACAAAGGTTTCTCCACAAACTTTGCATTGACGTGTTATTTCAAATTTTGCTGCTGGCATAACCTACATTTTACTTATATTCTTCATTCTCAATACCGCTGTTTTTATAGGTGTCACATTATCTACTTTTAAGTGTCGGTACAATTATGGTACAAATATATAATAAAAATCCGAATAACAAGCAAAGTCAAGGAAAAGTGATATAAAAAGAAATAGGGCATAACTCATTGAGTTACACCCTGCATTCCTATTTTTAGTTATCGTTGTTTATCGCAACTTACTTCACGTAAAATAATACCTTGAATGTACTACGCATAACTCACTCCTTTTTTTGGTTACAAAATTAGTTATTAGTGAGTTACCGACAGCTATGTAAATCTACGCAAAACGCAGAAACAGAACTGTGTAGCAAGAAATCTGCACCCGTTACGGGAGTAACGAGGTGGTAACTGAACTTCTGCACCGTTTGGCTTCGAGGTGGTATTTCGTTGGCTCTGTCCCATAGAAAAACAAAGCGTAACGAACGCTCTACCAGCTAATTCGCTACGCTTTGCCCAAATTTACTTTTTCGCTATGTGTTTATTTTAAGAACTAATCCCTCAAAAATTGTTTCTGTCTGGTCTATGGTTGCTTGGTTGCTTTCGCGTGTACTTTCAAACCATGCTCTGTAATCTGGCTTCTCCATAATGCTCAGTATGTTATATCTGCAAAATTATAATATTATCTTGAACAAAGGAAATATGTTACTCTTATTTATTGATTGAGTGCCTGCGGCACGCCATCTAAAGAGAAAAAGAAAACAGAAAATTGAATGACATAATTTTATAAGTCCCTATAAATGAAATAATCTGCAAAATATGTCATTCTCCTATTAAAAGGGAAAACCCTCATGCTTGCGCATGAGGGCTGTATATCTAAAATGCAAACCCTCTGAATTCTTCCTTATCGAGTTTGTTTTGCTCTACCTGTTCTATAACTGCATTATATTGCTCCTGCATATCCAGAATCTTAATAAAGTATGGCAATGATACCTTTTCGGGTAGGTTCTTGCATCGTTTATCGAGTTGGTAGGTTATGCTTATTGGCTCTGTTCTCGATAAGCCTATTGCATTATACTTTGTAAGCAGTACGGACATAGCCCGTTTATCCCACTTGGGAGCGGTTATGCCTTTCACCTTGCAGAAATCGCATATCTCCTTATAAATCCCTGCATTGGTCTTTTTAACAGAGGAATTGATAAAACAGTCTACCGTTAGTTCATAGCCCTTTGCAATCTGCTTTATAAGCCCTAATTGCAGACACTCTTTAATGAGGGCTGTTGTCGTATTTCTTGATAAACCGATACTCTTTGCAATTTGGCTGTTGCGTCATTGGATGGTATCCGTATTATTAAGGCATACCGACTTTAATAATAGCAGAAACCCTGCAATCTTGGCGGGATAGTTCCTCTTAAAGAAACTATTATCGAGGAAGAAATAGTCTTTGTTTGCTGGCTTTATATAGTAGGAATTGCGCTTTATAAAACCTCTGTCTGCATCTTCTTTAATGGTGGTATGCACAGTTAGATAACCTGCGTCTTTCAGCCGTTTAATGCTCCGTCGTATGGTCCGTTCATCCAATTCCGTCAGTAAGGATAGTTTTTCCTCTGTTATATGGGATATGTTGGTCTTGTGATTGGAGCAATATTTAATGGTTGCTCACACGTAAATATCAATAGGCTTACTGTTGCCCGTCTGAAAGTTCACGATTGATTTGGGGATTACTGTATAATTCATCGTTAGCAATGGAATTTTGATTGTTCGTAAATATGATTTCTTTTAAGTGTAGCAGTTTTCGGAAGCAGGCTACGCCGTAATGTTCTTTGGCCTGTTTGCGGTTCTCGAATCACCTGCGGTCTTTGATGTGGTAGTACATGGTCGGTACGACTTTAATAGGTAGTGTATAAGTAGGTATTGTATATATAGGACACTTTTGAGCAGTTTGCACAGGACAGTTTTGAGCAACTCTCTATCCCGTCATTCAAAAACCTACTATCTCTTTAATTGGAATCTTCCACATTTTCTGATTCTGAAATACTCTTTTTATAGAGAATACTTGATTCGTACTCAAAAAATGTGGTAAAGGATTTCACCGCATTTTTTCTGTGTGTGAAATATCTTTTTATAAGGGAATTTCATTTCCCACACAAAAAATATGCGACTATCGCCCAAAGACAAGGACAGCATATCTGCCGTCCTTATCAGTCCTAATAACATATTCTCTATGGAAGAAACAAGAATTACCCTTGTCTGTGAATTGATATGCAAATATGTAAATAATTTAATCGATAATCAAATATTTTAACATTATTTTTTAAGGAAATTTTGCAGGAAAATTCGCTACCTTTGAAAATAACCTTAAACTATCTGTTTTATGGAAATTTATGAATATGTGCATAGCATCGGCAATCGAATGTTCCCTACATACGAAATTGAGGAGGATGGAAAGGAATACCAAGTCGATACCGCTTGTACAGGGGATTTTATCGTACCACACAAGGACGGAAAACTGGATATGTCGAAATTCCCTTTTACCAAAGAGCAGTTCTTGGAGAACACGTCAGTAATTCGTTCGTTACAGGCATTGGGCATCGACATCGAAAAATTCTGGGTGGCATTGCTCTTTGTTTATTACCTTACACAAAAGAAAACAGAGAACGTAATGGCGATTCCTGCACCTGCTTTCGACCAGTTCCGAGCGTTCGCCAAGTATCTCCATGCCAATCCCGATGCCAAAATTCGTATCTGGCGGGGGCGTGAACACGGTGTAACCATCGAATCACAAGAGGCAATACAGATGTTGGGTGCTCTTTTGGCAGAAAACTCCGCCACACTCTATGCCAATCTGTCACGCAATGTGGAGTTTGGCTTGGGCGATTTCTCGATCAATTTGAAAGATTGCTACAAAATTACCTTTGTTGTTGCGTGTCTGCTGCCATTTCTGGAGCAATTCAAGGCCGAGGATAAACGCAGTACAAATCCTACCCAAGTTTCATATAATCTTATGCTCTTAATCTCTCGTATCGTCTATATGTTCGGCTATACAGAGAATAAGAAATATCTTGATAATGATGAAAATATAAAAGCTATCTGGCAACGATACAAGGATGAAGAATGGCATACCATAGGGAGCGGTTTATATTGATAATCTCTAAGTTTAGATGGAACGGGACGGCGATAAGCCGTCCTTTTTTATGCTGTAAATTAAGGGGTAACAGAAATAATACACTTTTCTGCTATCCGACAATAATTGTGTGCCACAATGTGTTATGTATGATTTTCGATTGTATTAACGGCAGAAACGCAAACGAACGCTCCTTGACATACACCCCTCTTCTCGGTTGGGAGGGAGCATCCGAACCGAAAGGCCGAGGGTCGAATCGAACGACGCAACGATGATGGGAGTTTGCCCAAGCCAACATCCGACCGCCGCCAGAGAGCTGGCAAGAGCTCACCAGCCAGACCTAACGCTGAGAAACAAGCATAACTAATACCAAATACTTAATACTTATATAAATAACCATTTTGACCTCGTGGGTGGAGGTAAACCCACACCGATTAATATGAAGCAGTTAGTTATTTCTTCCGTAGAACTCAACCGTAATTTCGCCTTTGTCAAAGGCAACCGTCAAATCAACGCAAAGGCTGTTGCTGCCAAAGTGAAATCCATCCGAGAATATGGGCAATTGTCGCCCATCACCGTAGTTAAAGGAGAAGATGTTTACCTCTCAGGAGGGCACTTGGTAGATCTGGATGGAAATGATATTCCAGACGAACAGACCGAAAATTATTTTGCCGTGCTGGACGGTCAGCACCGTTTGATGGCCTGCTTGAAACTGGGGATGAATTTGGACAACCTCGTGATTGCAGAGCCGTTGAATGTAGAGATGTCCATCGTGGCATTGATTGCAGAAATGAATATCTGTACCACCGCATGGAAAGGCACGGACTATATGGCCGCACCCTGCATGGCACTTGAAATGAAAGAGAACGAGGTATTCGAATTTGCGTTGGAATTACGACGTAAGAATTATCCTCTCTCGACTATCTCGCAGTGGTGTCTTGGAAAGAACACACTGAAACCACGCGATTTCGTAAATGCCATAAAAGAGAAAAAATTACCCAAAGCATTCGAGAATAGCGCATGGTATCAACGGAGCATCAACTGGTATCGGGTAGCACAAGAGAAATTCAGTGAAACCTTCTTGGCAAAAAAATACCTGATAGGGTACATTATAGACCAAGGTCATGAAGCGAAAGACCCCACGGCATTTTACGCTCAAATAGAGGAAAGGATCGAGCAATTAACAGACGAACAGGCTAAACTTATTATGAATCCTCCCAAAGGATTGGTAACACGCGAGCAATTAATTATAGATAATCTTGTCGAATACCTCGGTCGATGATGCCACGATATACGAATAATAGGAAAAAGGAGGTCGGTTACCATATTGGCCGCCGACCTCTAAACTCCTATAACAAGTGCTGCATCGCTGCGTCTATTTGGCTGTTCTCAAACGAATCCAAATAGATTTGAGTGGTGGATAAATCGGAGTGCCCCAGCGATTCGGAAATCAAGGCTACGCTTACTCCTGACCGTTTGAGTACGGTTGCGTAAGTATGGCGGGCTACATAGGTTGTTAATGGCGTATGCAGTCCTATTTTCTCACTCAATTCGTGCAGGCGTTTATTGATGTGCTTCAACG